AACCTGCCCGGGTAACCTATTCGACGTAGCTCAATGACCGTAGGAGGGGAGGGTGTTGTTTACGCCCGACGTCGCATGCAAGTCAATGCGATGCAGCCTCCTGCATTCGTAAGAGGGCATGTAGCACCACCTGATGCGGATGCACTTGTGGTCTAGCCAAAGAGCGGCGGGGCAACACCGGCTAACCGTGAGCCTTGAGAACCAAAGGATGCAGGGTGTAGTCGCCCCTGCCGTCGAACTAAATTCGCTGTAGCATAACAACCCCTGCAGAGGCTCGGTGTACAACATTTATCTCTACGGCACGTACCAGCAGGCAGGCCATGCACTCGACAAGGACTCTCGTAATTCCCCGCCAGCAGTGAGTAAGTGGGTGGCGCTCGGCGAGCTGGAAGCGCAAATGGTACTCTTTGAGGTAACCAAAGATGAAGCTATCTGACATCGAGGACATCAGGAAAGCAGCTGCCGAATATCATCGGCTTGTTGCTATGGAGAAGTTCATAGCTGATGGGCTGGAAGTGTTCGACATCAGCTTCTCCATAAGGCGCGTATCAACCGACACTAAGCACGAGACAAACTTCTCGATGAAGAGCGGCCTCAACATGGCTGACTTCCAGCGGGACATCCGCACCGCAGTGAAAAATCAGCGGGAGTTCATGCAAACGAAACTAGCACTCTATGGAGTGACGGACTTCGAGACCAAGTGAATGAACGGAGGCTCTTTAATGTATAGCGTCAAGCAGGAGGCGACGCGCCAGTTGAAGAGCTGGCACCAAGAGACGCCGGCGGGCCTTAACGCTGCCATCGAGGAATGCGAGATGCGCACTCATGCGACCGGGCAGCCGCACATCGTCACCGACAATCACGGGCTGAGGCTGCATCTTTCGTTACCCAAAGAGGTAAAGCAGCGCATCAAGGAAGAGCGTGCCGCCAAGCGCGACTTTAACGGCTGGCTTATTAGCCTGTTCGCTGCAGCTGTGTGGATACTGTGCATCGTTTGGAGGCGGTGATGAACGAGGCCGAGCTCGAAGCAGTGCTTATGTTGCTCGGTATTACTGTGCAAAGGTACGGTCCAGAGACCGCACACGCACAAAGGTGGGCGATCATAGAAGCTGGCGTTGCTGTAGAGAGTGCACGGTTCGCGTTCGAAGGCAAAGAGCACTGGATTTTCTACGACACTAAAATCGAGGCGATGCTGGAAGCTGTGAGACTGGCCATGTCCGGAGAAAGGATGCACCGTGCCTAAGCCCCACATGCTTTTTAAAGTGCCCGGGGCGAAGTGGGAGCGCGTAGCGGATGGTGTTTACTGCTGCGCCGTAGAGATCGGTAACGACTGTCTGTGCTTGTGGTCATACCCTGAGAAGAGCGAGTATCTCTGCATCAAGTACAAGGCCAACAGATTCACTGGAGAGCTGTGGTTAGGACCATTGGAGGCGCTATGTCTGATCGAGGACGCTCTCAAAGAGGCCGCCGCTATCAAGAAGTGACGGTGTTCGACCAGTTCTGCCCGTGGCCATATGGGGCGCCCTACGGGCAGGTAACCATCAAAGTCCCCGTACCTCCGAAAGAGAAGAAAGCGAAGAACCAATGCTTGTCCCGCTCTCGAAGACCGACGTACTCCAATCCATTGGGTTTGCGCTCACGTCCGCAAACGAAGAGCTCGCCCGCGTGAAAGACGTCCTGCACGAAGGCATCATGCGTGCCGTCATGGATGGCCGCGTCATCGGCAAGGGTGAGCAGCGCGACGCCCACAAGCACTACAAGGACGCCGTCGACAAGGTGAACAAGCTCGAACTCATGAAGCGCATGGCCGAGTTCGGCAAGGACGACGAGCCGTGCGTACTATCCCCGGACGAGTTCGAGCTGATCGAATGCAACTTACCTGCGAGGTAACCCATGACTACTCACTTCAAGAGTTGTAAAAACCACTGGTTCGTCGGCGTATATGGCGAAGACGTGGAGAGGCCGAGCAGATTAGCCGAAGCTTTCCTCAGAGCCACCATGGGAGCAGCGAGACGCCGGTGGCGCAAGCATCTGATCGACGTCTCGCGCTTGCTCGGCTACACCATCGAACCATACGACCGAAAGAGCATTGTTCGTGTGGACCGAGACTATGTGGTTCGCCGCCCGGATGGGTTTTTTATTTGTGACGATAGCGGGTACGTAGAAACGTTTCGCTATATGTGGGAAGCAGCGCGACACGCCGTTGAGTTGGAGGGTCTCGATGCGGGAAAACTTAAGCCGGGAAGAGACGCTTGAGCTGGCGCAGGCTGCTAGCCATCGCTGCATCAACGGAGAGATAACGCTGGCTGTGCTGAGCGTGGAGCTCATGAAGCTGAGGGGGCTGGATGCCGAGGAACGCAACACAATTCTCGGAGGCGCAGCAGCGGCTCGCAGCACGGATGCGTCGCGCACTCACGAGGCAAAAAGATACGCCGCCAGCATGGCGTGGCTACAGGATTACCTCGCGCGTAACCGTACTCGCGGTAACAAAACACGGTAACAAAACACGGTAACAAGCACACTCGCAGAGAGCACGAGGTCGAGATGATAACGAACATCGAATGGTGGAAGTGTGACTGGGACGAGGCGTGGACCATCGACGTGGGCAACGACCAGCTCATCGCGAGCTCGAACAAGGTCGCGTGTGCCGGCGCGTTTTTAAAGCACAAGGGGGTGGAAGAATGAGTAGACGCGGTAAACTGTTTTTCGTGTACCGCCACCAAGACGATCCTTCTCAACTAGCCTATGTCGAGAAGGGCGCGACCACCATTAAACTGTGGCTGTGGGGCTTTGAGCTGAAGCCCGTGTATGCCTTACGCATTAGGGAGAGGTGATCAGTGGGAGCAGCACTTAAGAAGAACCAAGACTACACGACGCTCGGCTATATGCGATGGGCCGCGTGGAACGTCATCGACATCGAGGCGCTGGAGCGTATGCAGCGCCGCAACTACATCAACCATGTCCGGCAGGAGCTGAAGCTTCACGGCATGCTGCTGGAGGCCGGCGGCTCAACGCAGTCGCCGTACTATCGTATCTACACCGAAGCGCAGAACGCCAAGAGCACTGGCCCGGAGTGGAGCACGACCAGCGCCAACTACAAGTCGGGTGCCTTCACCAAGGTGTGCAAGGACACCCTGATGCGGATCGACCCGGAAGGGTTTGCAAGGGAGCTGATCGAACATGGCGGGTGATCTGGCCATGGTGGAGTTCGCCGACATGGCGGCGAAGGTGAGGGCGATGCAGCCGCGCGCACTCACGCCCGAGCTATACCCCGATGTTGTCCTGTGCTTGGAGTGGATGCAGGCCGAGATCGTGCAGCGGCTGGACACGCTCGACAGGAAGCGCATGGAGCTCGAAGCACGCGAGGAAGCTGTGAGCCAGCGCGAGCGCCAAGCAGCCATACGCGGCCGGGTGTTCGGTGCAGCGCATGCCATGAAGCTGCCGCGGCGCAGCCTTACTGGCGTCATCAAAGGGTACTTCAAGGGGTAACCGACATGCTGGAGTGGACGATCTATCCCCACAACCAAGCCTACCGGCAGTGCAAGGAAGTGCTACCGAACGGCCGCGTTGTGCTCTTGCTGGATTATGATCGTCCGCATTTGAAAGAGTGGCGGGCTGTGTATGTATTCGGAAAGGACAAGGAAAACCTTGGAGCTGGGGACGGCTCTATTGCATATGCAGAGGTAGATGGCGGCTTATTGGAGGCGATCTGTGTCTTCGAAGAATACAAGAAGCGGTTCGCCTGAGCCGAACACAGGTGCGATACGCATGGTCGCGTTCGGCGCGCTCGAGTACTACCCCGATTACTTTGCGAAAGTGGATGCCGCCGCGGAAGTGTTCGAGTTGGTTGTGAGAGAGTTCAAAGAGCTTGATTGGCTGTTAAGCTCACGACTGGCGTCACGACACTCGAACACATTCATCCTTCTAGGTTCAACCATCGTATCATCGGAAGGTGGCTTCAAGGGCCGGCAGAAGATCGCAGAAGGTACGCTGCAAGAGGTATGCAGGGCAGCTGTAGAGTGGATGGACAGACCGATTGTCCCCGTACCTACGATTGACATCTACCCGGAATAGCAGCTGCCGGGCTGAACCAGCTGCTCAATTACCCGAAGGAGTAACATGGCCAAAAGAACGAAAGCGCAGCGGCGTGCCGCAGCGAAGAAAGCATGGGAAGCGCGTCGAGCACGCGAAGCTGGTGTGGCTGCATCTGCCGACCCCGCCGTACCCGTAGCTGACCGGTTCGTGCCGCCGGGCTATGAGAGCTTGGAGCGAGAACTCGCCTACGCGTTCAACCAGAGCGCAAACGGCAAGGGCAAGGAGCGCCATGCCAACGGTCGCCCGTTCGACCGCCAGCCCATCCTTGAGCTCGCCCGCCTCTATGGTCCCGGCTTCACTGCCGGCCAGTCTGCGAAGAAGACGCAAGAGGCACTCGGCATGGCTGCACGTGGCGAGTTCGAGCGTGCCATCGCTGAAGTGCACGGCGCCATCGTGTACCTCGCAGCGACGGCGCTGCGCCTGCGCGAGCAAGCCAGCGGCGAACAAGTAAAGGGGTAGCTCAGGAAAGAGCGAGGGCCGCCCTTGAAAAGCGGTACCTGACGCGAGAGAGCCATAGCCAGACAGAATTGGTGAAGCGATCCTCGCCCCCTTGGGGGAGTAGTTCAGCATAGAACAACCGTCGCAAGTGGGTATCCAGTCCCATACGGAAGACGCGAGGACAACCCTCGCCTCCCCACCCTCTCTCCAATCGCCCGCTACCACACGAGGTAACCATGGGATTTGCACTTTGTCCGGATAATGGACCGCCTCGGCTGTGGCGTTTCGTGGACAACCCGGCCATGACCAACGACAAGGTCGTAGCCATGCTCGTGCCGGAGAAGAACCTGTTGATCGTCAACAGGGAGCTGTTTGACCAAATGTCATGGGTCGATCAGCACATGACGCTGCGCACTCACGCACGTCTGACCTACGCCTACTGACCACCCACCATCAACCACAACGGAGCAACTGACCAATGCGTTTCCTCGACCTGAAGGCTGCTGTCATCGACAACATCGACGCCGGTATCTCGACCCACCTCAAGAGCGCGCCGGGCCGCGGCAAGTCCGAGTTCGTCGAAGAGCTCGTCAAGGACCTGTCCAAGCGCGACGGCTTCGAGTGGGGCTTCGTGACGTGCTTCCTCGGCACGATGACGCCCTCCGATCTGCTCGGCTACATGGTGCCGACCCGCACCAAGACCGCCGCCGGCGACGAGTTTCTCGCCTCGACCTTCACGGTCCCGCCGTGGATGATGACCGCGCCGTCGCAGGGCTTTCCGCACGGCCGGCACATCAACGAGTTCAAGCGCGGCATCGTCTTCCTCGACGAGTTCGGCCAAGCCGACGGCGACACCAAGAAGAGCGCCGCGCAGCTGCTTCTCAAGGGTGAAGTCGGTCCGCATCGGCTGCACAAGGGCATCGCGATCATCGCAGCGTCTAACGGGAAGAACCATCGTTCCGGCGTGACGAAAGACTTCGACTTCGTCATCAACCGTCAGGACGAGATCAACATCACGGACGATCTTCCGAGCTGGCTCGACTGGGCCGCGGCGCATGGCGTCTCGCCGGTGGCGATGGCGTTCGCGCAGCAGAACCCGCAGATCGTGTTCGAGGACGGCGTGCCGAAGGAGCAGGGTCCGTGGACGACGCCGCGCTCGCTGGTCATGGCCGACAAGCTGATGCAGATCAAGGCCAAGCGCAACGGCGGCAAGATGATGGACGATGCCGCCACGGTGGAGCAGGTGCAGGGCATCCTCGGCGGCGGCGCCGCGCAGTTCTTCGCCTTCGTCAAGCTCGACCGGGAGATGCCGAAGTACGAGGAAATCGTCGCCAACCCGAGCAAGGTCAAGGTGCCGAGCAAGCCGGACGCGATGATGCTGGTGTGCTACTCGCTGGCACATCAGATCAAGCCGAGCGATGCGGCGCAGGTGATCGAGTACATGGAGCGCATGCCGAAGGAGTTCGCCGTGACGTTCGCCACGACCGCGTGTCGCCGGCAGCCGCAGCTGGTTGCCACCAAGGCGGTGAGCGACTGGGCGAAGCAGAACTCTTCGCTGATGGCGGCAATCACGACGTCCGGTGGACGATAAGGGGAGCAGCACCCGGCTGGTGCAACGGGTACATGATCCCGTGGGGCAGGGTTCGACACCCTGCCTCCCCAACCAATGGGGAGTAGCTCAATAACTGAAGGCAACGGTATGGTCGCCACGGCTTCGCTAGATGCGATCCAATGCACGCTGGAGGTAGAGCAGCAGTGAACGTGTGAAAACTAGTAGCTGGACGAGATGTGGGTGAGCGTTTGCGAGGCTGCGCAAGGCCCACCTCCCCACCCTTTCCTTTTTACTTCGTGAGGTAACCATGCTCGAGATCACTATCACACTGCGGATCGACTACGACACCGCGAACAAGCGCGTGAAAGAGCCGATCATCACGGAGAAGGCGAAGCAATGCGCCAAGGAGCTGCTCACGATCGCGGAGCTCACGGCCGACAAGCGCAAGCCGCAGATCGCGGTGCAGATCGGCGACATGTTCTGCAGCACTGAGGAAATCCGTCTTGTCGACGAGGGCTAGTTTAATAGCTCAACTCATGCACCTCGATCTGCCGGGTCAGGGGATAATATCTGACCGCTATTTCGCCAGAGTGCAGCCGTCTTTGGGGGTCAGTATCTGGGCGCCTTTATTCCAGAGCGGCTACGAGACCTACAACATGGCGTTTTTCGCGGCGGCAAACCCGCCAACGTCCAACATATACGACGAGTATTTGCGGTTCATTAGCGTGATCAGTAACGCGGGGTCTAAGCTGTACCCAACTTATTCGAGAGTGCACGATCTACTCACCATCAAATGTCTCATTGAAGAGACCGTGGAATACTGGAGAAAACACCGATGTACAATCTCACGATTTTGACGCCCGAGCAGGAGAAGGCATGGAGCGATACACGCAGCGCGCTGCTGTGGCATGCACCGGCGTTCTCGCACATCTTCTACACGCTGCTGCAGAACAACAAGCAGGTGGGGCGCAACGGCCAAGCGTATGGTGCGATCTTCACCGACGACAAGGACATCCCGATTGCAGCGACGGACGGCAGCAACCTCGTGTTTAACACGACACCGACCGGCTTCTTCCAGTTCAACCTGAACCAGCGCGTGTTCATTGTGGTGCACGAGATCATGCACTGCATCCTGAACCATCCGGTCATCGGGCACCAGCTGAGGATGCGTGGCAAGGTCGCGTATCCGGACGGCAAGGAGTTGGAGTACGACCACGGCCAGATGAACATGGCTGAGGACTACGTCATCAACGCGATCATCGTTGACAGCAAGATCGGTCAGATGCCCACCGACAAGGGCGGCAAGCAGATCGGCCTGCTGGATGCGGCCATCGCCACGGCGAAGGATGCATCGCTCGACACGTACCGGAAGATTTTCAAGAAGAAGCCGCAAATCCAAGTCGGTTTCGACGTCAAGCTCGACCCGGGGGCTACGCAGGGCAAGAACTCGACGCAGGCTGCCAACGAGCGCAACGCCGCGGCGTGGGCCACGGAGATCGCCTCGGGCATGGCTGCTGCGAAGGCGATGGGCAAGCTGCCGGCCGGGCTCGAACGTGTGTTCGCCGACTTCCTCGAACCGAAGGTGGACTGGACCGAGCAGATCAGGGCGCTGTTCGCGCGCAAGGTCGGCGGCGGTCAGTTTGATTGGAAGCGGCCTGACAGGCGGCTAATCACCCGCGAAATCTACGCGCCGGGCAGGACCGGGTTCGGTGCCGGCGTCGTGGTGGTTGGCGTGGATACGTCGGGCTCCATCGGACAGCGAGAGCTCGATATGTTCATGGCCGAGATGGCGGGCATCCTCGACGACGTCAACCCGGAGAAGCTGCTGATCATGTGGTGCGATGCCGAAGTGCACCGCGTGGACGAGTGTGAGGACACGGGCGACTTGCTGGCCCTCCGCTGCAAGGGGGCGCCCGGCGGTGGCGGCACGAGCTTCATCCCGGTGTTCGAGAAGATCGAAGAGCTCGGCGTGACGCCGGAGGCGCTGGTCTATCTGACGGATGGGCTGGGTTCCTTCCCGCACTCAGCGCCTGCTTTTCCCGTGATTTGGGGCAACATCTACCCGAACAGCAAGTATCCGTTCGGCGATGTTGTGGACATCCCCAAGCAAGCTGCGTGAAGAGGGTAGATGGGGCCGGCGTGTTTTAGTACGCGACCGGCCTACTCAGCCGCGGCGGCAACGGGAGTGGTGTCTTACCTGCACCGACAAGGATGTGTTCCGGTCTTCTTCGCGCGATGAACGTCGGTCCCGGTGAAACGCATCAAGCCGTCTTTTCAATTTTACTTCAGGAGGTAACCATGGGTTGCGACATACACCCGGTGCTTGAGCGCCGGTGGAAGAACGAGAAAACCGGCGAGACAAAATGGGTGGGTGTGCATGCGTACCCGCACGCTCGCATCCAATCTGTTTGGTTCAACAGCAATAAGCTGGACGTGGACCACTACCACATCCCACGCCCACAAGAGCGCAATTACTACCTATTTGCCAAGCTCGCCGGTGTTCGGGGCGAAGGTCCCGAGCCGCGCGGCCTTCCCGACGATGCCAGCGACTTGGCGCGGATGGATATCGGAGAAGAGGACGGTGATCTTCACTCGCATTCTTGGGCTTCCGCACGGGAATACGTAGCGGCAGCTCTCGCGGTGGATGCCGAGTACGACGAGGAATTGCGTAAGGCTATGCTCACGCAGAACTCCGAAGAACCACGCATCAAGAACCCGTACCTCCACTATATGGAGATCGCGATCTACGAGGACGAAGGCAATTCTCCTGATGACTACCGCATCGTCTTCGCGTTCGACAACTAGGAGCGATCAATGCCAGCCATGCACGACAAAGTCGTTGAGGACCTATGTGCTCGCGTCCAAACTATGCTCACGCGGCACATGTGCCTTGCGCACTTCCACATGACGCACCGCGAGTGTCTGGAGACCATCGCACGTCCGGACCATATCGACGCGCTCATGTCGCTGGCCGACGTCGCCAAGGTGCCTGTGTACGCCGAGTGGGTGCAAGTGGCTACGCCGTTCAAGCTGGACGGCACCGACGATTTGAGGGTGCAGTTTTATATGCGCACTCACGAGGGCAAGTTACCGCCGCTGCTTCCACGGTTCGCATCATGGCGCGACCCGCACGCAGGCATCACGGCGCGCGTGGCCGACTGGATGAACACGCGCCTCGTCAACGGCCGGCTGGCTGCCACGACACAGGAGATCATCAAGCACCTCAGTCACAGCTGCGACAGTGGCCAGCAAATCCGCTACATGTACCCGGCGATCCTGCATCTCGCAGCACTCAGCGATCATGACCGAACGAAGGCATGGGTGGCGAAATTCGGGGCGCACAAAGCAGTGAAGAGCACGCCTCCTGTGGAGCCGTTCTGGCGCAAGGCCATGATCGAGACGTCGACGTGGCTCACGCAGGGCTCGTTACTCGACGAGGTAACGGGCAGCGATAACAGTCCGACATGCATCGCCTTGCCGAACCCTCTGCCGAGTTTCAAGCTTGGGCCGTACAATGTCACGCGTGTCTAATCCCCGAGCCTCCGTAGTGAAGCCTCTCACCGCGCGGCAGGTGGAAGTGCTTGAAGCGGTACACTACGGCGAAGTGATCTGGACTGAATATCATAAGCAGTACAAGGATGGCTTGGCTTCGTGGGAGAAGCAAGTATTGTTGGGTGTTGACGTGAGCTCGGTGACGCGTAAGCTTAAAGACCGCAAGCTGCTTAGCGTCCGCTCCGACCGGGAGTGCACCATCCGCCGCACCAATTACGGCAGCATGCATTACCGCTACTACGCTCTTACCCCGGCCGGTCTCGCAGAGCTCGACAAGCACCCAGCTCCATGGAAGGACTAACGTGGAAAGATTGACGCTCGACTTCGAGACCTATTACGACAAGGACTACTCGCTCCGGAAGATGACGCCGGTGCAGTATATCCTCGACCCTCGTTTCGAGTTGATCAGTCTTTCCGTGAAGCGGCCGGGTAAGCCCAGCTTCATACTGCGGCCCGATCAGATGCGTGCGTTCTTCGATCTACTCAGGGGCCGCAACGATATCATCATCGTAACGCACAACGCGCTGTTCGATGCCTGCATTATGGCGTGGGTGTTCAACTTCGTGCCGCGGCTGAGCGTGTGCACGTTGTCCATGGCCCGCGCATGGTGGGGCTACAAATACCGGCACCTATCGCTGGAAGCTCTCGCCGAAGCCGAGCTAGGTCGGCAGAAGGGCAAGGAAGTGCACCGCATGCAGGGGCTGCGGTATGCGGACATTGTTCGCCTCGGGTACTGGGACGACTACGCCGCGTATTGCTGCCTCGATAGTGATCTCTGCGAAGGCCTCTTTGAGAGGATGCTGGCTCAAGGCTTCCCGCTGAGCGAGCTCACCGTGCTCGACATGGTAATACGCATGGCCACCGTGCCCAAGTTCGAGCTCGACCAGAACAACTTGCTCACGCACCTGAGCAACATCCAGACCGAAAAGAACAACCTCCTTGCGAGGGCGATGATGGTAGGAGCCAATGGCAAAACTGATCTTATGTCTAACGACAGGTTCGCTCAACTACTCCATCAGCTGGGAGTTGATCCTCCACGCAAGACGTCCCCAGCTACTGGTAGAGAGACGTGGGCGTTTGCGAAGAGCGATAAAGAGTTCACAGCTCTTGAGGACCACCCTGATCCTGCAGTACAGGCACTCGTCGCCGCTCGACTTGGACATAAGAGTACAATCGAAGAAACCCGTACTGAACGTCTTATATCGATCGGAAACTTGGCGTGGCATCCGGGCTATCTATCGGAGCGGGGTTACCCGCCGGGTAGCCGTCTCATGCCTATTCCCGTACGGTACGGAGCTGCTCACACTGGGAGGCTCGGTGGTGACTGGAAACTTAACGTGCAGAATTTTCCTGCACGTGGGAAAATCAACTACCTCAAACGCGCACTCACAGCACCGGCTGGCTGTACTGTGCTCAACACAGATAGCTCACAAATCGAGGCGCGTATCGTTGCGTGGCTTGCTGGAGAAGTTGAGCTTCTCGAGCAGTTCGAAAAAGGCCTAGACCCATATAAAATTTTCGCCGCCAAGGTGTTCGGCATCGACAAGTCGCAGGTAACCAAAGAACAGCGGTTCTTGGGCAAGACCTCGATCTTGGGCCTCGGGTTCGGCCTCGGCTGGCTCAAGTTCAAAGAGCAAGTCCGCGTGAAGAGCTTGGAAGCACTCAAGCTCACTGGTCAGGGACAGGAGATGATCCTCGATGATGCAGAAGCAGCGCGTATCGTTCACACCTATCGCTCCACTTACACAGGTATCCCTGCCCTGCATCGGCGTCTGCAGAACGCGCTTCCTATTCTCGCTGGCGCTTGGGGGCACTTTAGCATCGGCCCTTGTGTTTTTGAGCGCGAGAGAATTTCGCTACCCAACGGTATATACCTGCACTACCGTAACCTCCAGCAAGTCACTACGAGTGACGGTGTCGAATGGGTCTACGATTATGGGGGAGAGACCAAGCGCATCTACGGTGGGGCGCTCCTTGAAAATATCGTGCAGGCCCTTGCACGCATTGCGGTGATGGACACTGCAGTTCGTCTCGAAAACCAGCTTAACCCCTATGGCATAGGGCTTGCATTACAAGTTCACGACGCACTCGTGTACGTGGTGCCCGATGCACTTATGCCAATGGTGAGCAAGCTTGTGCATGACGAAATGCACCGACGCCCGGCGTGGGCACCTGATCTGCCACTCGCTGCCGAAGTACACACCGGGCCTAACTATGGAGACTGTCACTAATGAGCAGCAACAATATCTCGGAAGCCGGGCAGGCAATGCAGGCGTGGGCGAAGGCTAACGTCGGTACAACTATCCCTCGGCCCGTTTCAGACGTATTCAAAGAAATGATGAAGGCCGGCGAGTATTCGAAAGCCAAAGTGTTCATAGAGAACATCATGTCGCAGTACCCGATGCATCCAATGCCGCCGCCCCCTCCGGGCGCGCTTGCCCAAGCAGCAGAACAGACGCGTGGCCGCCGCAAGCCAACGCTGACTGAGCGGTTATGCATGCGCATGGGTTGGGATAACGGTATAGCGCCGTTCCATCTTCACCTACACGAAGACAACGGCGTACACGTGCTTGTCATCAAGGACGGCGAAGCCGTGCTATTCAAGGATGACAGCAGTATGTTCCCGTGCGACGAGACGGTGACGAAGCTGCGGATGCTCTGCTCATGAGGGCTGGCACGCACACGGTCAGTGACGCGCCCATACCCGTAATCAACGAAGGGCCGTTCCGCATTAACATCAATGTTTCATCCAGCGATGATCCTGAGAGGATCAGGTCAGTGGTTGAGTACACTATTCACTCTTACATGAGCGTACTCCATCCTCCGGCAACCATGGCAGCAATGCCGCCCGAAAACGATGAGTTCGGCACGCCTTACCGCTGGCTGAATTTTCCCGAGCGTTATGACCGCAACGCCTACGAAAACGGAGACTTCATGTCATCGAACGTGCAACCTATGACGCTCCTTGCGATGCGCATGGGGTGGGGTGGCTACGCCACAGCCGTGAACTTTGGTGATGACACACAGCCACCCTTCGATCACGTCAGCTTGCACCGCGGCAAGGAGAAGGTGTTCGTGTTCGTGGTGACCAACGGTCAGTCCGTGACCATCGAAGACGAAACCTCCATGTTCCCGAGCGACAGCCTCGTGACCCGGCTGCGTATGCTCAAGGAAAACAAGCAGCCCGAAACTACGTAGTCCCCGTACCTATAGAGGTAACCATGCCAACTAAACTTGTGGAACGTAAGAACGAGTTCGCGGTGGTCAATCTGCGTGCCAACAAGCACGTCGTTTGCGCTCGCCGCATCGGCAGCAAAGAGCGGCTTTCACCTATCGCCGAATGCGCCAGCGAAGAGATCGCTATGCGCATCGTCGACGGGCTTCACCTGCGGCAGAAGGACGAGATCAAAATCAACACCGCTGCCGAAACGCAGATCAACTCGCTCAAGAGCGACTTGGCGTCGGAACGCGCCAAAGCCGTGGGAGCTCAGACGGAGGCTGGCCGGCTCCGTGAGGAAGTCCGTTCGCTCGGCCGTAAAATTGACGAAGTGACAGGCCAACGTAACCTGCTTCAACTCCAGCTAGAACAGGCGAAGCAGGAAAACGAGGCGCTGCAGGCGAAGGTCGCCGCGGCACGTGCAGGAGAGACCGTCTAACCATGGCAATGCAAACCACGAGACGTGATGGCAGCGCAGTAGCGGCAAGACCCAAGCCGTTCTCGTGGAGCTATTCCCGCCTGAAGAATTTCGAAGTATGCGGCAAGCGATACTACGAGACCGACGTCCTCAAGAATTACAACGACAGCGAGGACAACGAGCAACTACAGTGGGGAGAGAGCGTACACGATGCACTCGCCAAGCGATGCCAACACAACACTCCACTTCCGACGGGCATGGAGCATTTCGAGCCTTGGGCGCAGAAGGTGCTGGTCGGTGGCGGGGAAATCTTCACAGAGCTCGAGACCGCCATCGATGAAAATTTTGGGCCAGCTCCGTGGTTTGGGGCGCGCGACGGGAGTGGGCCTCAGCCGTGGCTCCGGTGCAAAATTGACTTCGTAAAGAAGCAAGGCCCGATCGCGCTGCTGGTCGACTGGAAGACCGGCAAGATCGTGGAGGATAGCTTCCAGCTCGGCCTCAGTGCGGCGTGTGCCTTCGCGAAGTGGCCGGACTTGCAGGCGATCAGAACATCGTTCGTCTGGCTCAAGGAAGACGCCGAGAGCAGCGAGACGTTTTACAGGGCTGATATGGCCAACATGTGGAGAGCTCTATGGCCGCGGGTAAGCGCACTGGCTTCAGCACACCAATCGATGAACTTTCCACCAACGGCGGGGGGCATGTGCAGAAAGTTTTGCAAAGTGGTCTCCTGTCCAAACCATGGCAAGAGCTTCTCGAAGCGGTAGCACAAGTACCGGTCAAGACAAGGCTAGAAATGATCGCCGGCCGAATGGCGCTGCTCCAGCAAAGGCTGGAAGGCGAGCGTGAAGCCTATCGTGAGATGCTCAACTGGAACGACTTCAACATGCAGGTTCAAGGGTTCGCATCCAGCGCCGATGCCGATGCTCTGGAGGACTTTGCCAAGCTGAACGAGGACTTGATCAGCGCCATGCGTAAGTGGAACATCCAGAATGTAAGCGCTGCGGTTATCCGCGAAGGTAACGGCCTAAAGGTCAAAGCCATCGTGCGTAATAGCGACCTTCCGGAGCCACAGCATGTCCTGTTCGAAGAACCGGCCGAAGGTTTCCCGAGCGAAGACCTGATGGCGCGGCTGAAGATGATCGAGCCTGACGTGCGATGACGGTTCACGACTTCCACTATAAATACAGTGAAGAGGCTGTGAAAGCGTGGACTGATAGACTGCCGACAACGTTCGCATTCTTCACTTTGCTGCTGGAAAGAGAGGACCCCGAAATGGGAGTTACACCCGAGGGACGCATCAAGCACCTCGTGAAGAAGGTGATCGCCGGTATCCCCTGCTCGTACCAGCACTGGCCCGTGCAGAACGGCATGGGCAGCCCGACGCTGGACTGCATCGCGTGTATCAAGGGCTACTACGTCGCCATCGAAACCAAGGCTCCGGGCAAGAAGCCGACGCCGCGGCAGGAGCTCACCATGCAGAGCATGAAGGCCGCCGGCGCGCTGGTGTTTGTGGTGGACAGCGAGCAGAAAGTGAACGATCTTGAGAACTCCCTCAAGATGCTCCAGTGGATCGGAAATGCAGACAATTCTTAGCCACAAGCACAAGCTTGTCGGCGTCCCCCTCGTAGACCCTGCGGTTACCTCGGCGGTTAACAACCTGTTTCCGAATGCGAAGCTGCACGACTTCGAGGGGCAGCAATTCGCTTTGGTGCCGCACTCGGAGACCGAGACCTACCTGCTCCGGGGTCTAGGCTACGACGTGCCGGCACCAATCATGTCGCAGTACACGTTTCCGATGGGGAACGGCAACCCGCCGTTCGAGGTGCAGAAGAAAACCTGCGCGCTGCTAACCATGGCCGAGCGTGCATACGTGCTCAACGGTATGGGCACCGGCAAAACGAAATGCGCCATTTGGAGCTTCGACTATCTCAAGGCGCAGGGCCGCGCCAAGCGAATGCTGGTCGTTTGCCCGCGCTCGACCATGACGTTTACGTGGGTGCGGGAGTGCTTCGAAGTCGACACCACCATCAAATGCTCGGTGCTCCATGGTTCTAAGAAGGTGCGGCTTGAGAGGCTTCAGGACGCCGACACTGATATCTTCATCATCAATCATGACGGTATCAAAGTCATCGAAAAGGAATTGGTGGCTAGTGTTGTTGGCGGTTTTATTGATGTGGTCTGTATCGATGAGCTCGCTGCTTATCGTAATAAGTCTGATCGAACTAAGGCTATGGTGAAGATCGCCGAGAAGGCGAAGTGGGCTTGGGGTATGACGGGTTCGCCGATGCCGCACATGCCCACCGACGTGTACTACCAGTGCAAGGTAATCACGCCGAAGACCGTGCCGAAGTATTTCTCGCACTTCGAAGACGCGCTCATGTACCGCATGACGAACAGCGCCTTCACCAAGCTGCTCCCCAAGCCGGACGCTGTAGAGCGTGCATACGACGTGATGCAGCCCGCGGTGCGGTTCACCATCGACGAGGTGCAGGAGCTGCCACCGTGCATCGAGCGTTTCGTCGACGTGGAGATGGGTACGCAGCAAAACAAAATCTACAAGGCCATCGTGAACCACTGCCAAGCACTGGCATCCACCGGCGAGATGATCACGGCAGCGAACGCGGGCGCCGCCATGAACAAGCTGCTCCAGATCAGCTTGGGGTGGGTGTACGCTACCCAAACAGGTAGCGTTGTCCCACTCGACAATAAGCTCCGCATCGAGGCGTTGATGGATGCGATTGCAAGCACGGATCGAAAAGTTCTCGTCTTCGTCCCTTTCAAACATGCACTCGCAGGTATCTCAGAAGCTCTCACCAAAGAACGGATCGACCACGCGGTGGTTTCGGGAGAAACTCCAGACAAGGAGCGAAACCGTATCTTCCACCTGTTTCAAAATACTGAAAAGTATCGTGTACTTGAGGCTCATCCGCAATGCTTGGCGCACGGCATTACTCTTACGGCTGCTGACACCATCGTCTGGTTTGGACCTCCGCTTAGTAATGAGACATATGATCAGGCCAACCATCGTATCAAACGGGTAGGCCAGAAGCACAAGCAGCAGATCGTGCACCTGCAGAGCACGGCTGTGGAGCGTAAGGTGTACAGGATGCTGCAGATGCAAGCCGACGTGCAGCGCAACTTCCTGCAGCTGTTCGCCGACACGAACGAGGAATGGTGATGTTAGAGAACTACTCTCTAGGGCTCTCTTTCGAGAAACACTTCCCCGAAGAGCAAGGCGGTGTCGAAGCTTGGGTAGGGTACCTTGGGCCGGAGCATATGGTGGTCGTGTTCTACACTCCGCGCGGGTACACTGATGGGCACGGTGTGTTCAACGGCCACTACATGATCTCGGTACGCCCTATACCCATGGGCAATCCGGTCACGCGTAAAGATTACTTTCATAGCCCCGGTGTTGGGGCTGGGTGGGCATACAAGACATTCGTGCCTCAGCTGGATATACTATCGTTGAAGTGCATCTTGTTGGAGCACGGTTTCATAGGAGCATAGGATGACGGAGCAAACTCAATCCATCGACATGGAAAAGCGGACCGAGCAGTACATCAAGCTGCGCGATCTCAAGCAGGAAATCGAAGCCAAACACAAGGAAGAGTTGAAGCCGATCAACGAGGCGCTCGACGGCCTTAAAGAAGTCTTAAAGGCAGGGCTCGATCAGGTCAACGCGGACAGTCTAAAAACCGCTTGCGGCACGGTGTCGTTCACGACTAAAGCTAGTGCTTCGCTCGCCGACAAGGACGCGTTTTGGGCCTACGTGGTTTCCACGGGCTCGTGGGAACTGCTGGACTACAAGGCCAACGTTACCGCGGTGCGGGATTGGATCGAGAACAACAATGGCAACCAGCCGCCCGGCGTCAACTACAACTCCTTCCGCGACGTCAACGTTCGCCGGCCGACCGGCAAGTAAGCATTACCAATCGTTCATCCAACAGGAGCAAACATGAACGCAGTAGTAGCACTGGGCGACGCCTTCAAGGCGCCGGCCGCCGCAGCATTCCAAGGCATCGACGCGGGAGACGATCTCTCGGGTGGCATCACCGGCGGCTACGGCCTGATCCGGTACCGCGGCAAGGTGTGGGCGATCCACTATCAGGGCAACGACATCCAGCTGATGCGCCCCGACGGCGACGGCCCGGTCGGCAGCATCAACGTCGTGATCTTGAAGGCCAACCCGCACCTCTCGAAGACGTGGTACGAGAATGGGTGGGACGAGAGCTCGAGCAACCCGCCGGACTGTGCCTCGTCGAACGGCGTGGTGCCGGACGCCGGCGTGCCGAAGAAGCAGCACAACGTCTGCGCCACCTGCCCGCGTAACCAGTGGGGCACCGCCCCGAACGGCGGCAAGGGCAAGGCCTGCGGCGATCACCGCCGCCTCGCCGTCGTGCCGGATGGTGACTTCCAGAACGAGGCATTCGGCGGTCCCCTGCTGCTGCGCTGCCCGGCCGCATCGCTGCAGGACCTTGCCGCGTTCGACGGCAAGTACAAGCAGGCAGGCTACCCCTACTTCTCGATGGTCGTGAAGATCGGCTTCGATCCGAAGGAGAGCTTCCCGAAGTTCACCTTCACCGCGGTGCGGCCGCTCGACAACTCGGAGGCCGAGGTCATCATGGCGCTCCGCAACAGCGACGCCGTGGCGCGCGTCATCGCCGACACGCCGGCACCAGCCCAACTGCCTCCTGCGGATACCCAGCAGGTAACCTTCGAGCAGGGCGGTACGGCCGCACCCCCGGCCGCCGCGGTAACGCAACAGCAGACCGTGCAACAGCCGCAGCCCCAGCCGCAGCCCCAGCCCCAGCCGCAACAGACGGTCCAGCAGCCCGTCCAGCAGCCCGTCCAGCAGCCGCAGAAGACCGCGGCAGGCTTCGGTGGGGCAGCCGTCGCCCCGGCCGCTCAGCCGGCTCCGCAGCCCCAGCCGCGGCCGTCCACAACCATGACGGGCTTCGGTGGTGCGGTGGCCGCTCAGCCGGCTCCGCAGCCGCAACAGGCCGCCCAGCAGCCGGTCCAGCAGACGGCGGCGCCGGTGAGCCCGGCCAAGGTCGAAGCGTTCGAGGCGTCGCTCGACGACAAGCTTGCTGCGCTGATCGGTTCCGGCGGCTCCGCTCCCCAGTAAGGTTCCATTATTGGAACTATCCGGTGGGGTTACGGCCCCACCGGTCACTGAGAGCAGCGGAGGTTAGGAATTGTCTTTCGATCAAGCCAGAGAATACCTTGCTCGCGTCATCCCGTGGCCACAGCCCGGGGAGCATGGCTTTGTAAACATACACTGGACCTTCGTGCCAAACGAGCCCCCCAAGAACGGCAAGCTGCCGTGGTCGGGCCGGGCTATCCGCGACACCAAGGACGTCGTCTACGCGCTTGGCTTGGCCACCAAGGCGGGCAGCAATGCGAGGGACGTCTACGCCTGCATGTCCATGCAGTCGGATGCGATGGCGCGCACCAGCGCCAAGGGGTTCAAGTGGAACGCGCCGATCCGGCTCGCCGAGAACGCGATCAGCCTGAAGAGCCTGTTCCTCGACATCGACATCAAGGACGGCCCAAATGGCTATGCGTCGTGGGACGAGCTTGTCTCCGCGCTTGCGATGTTCCTCTACAAGACCGGCATCCCCAAGCCCACCATGATGGTGAACTCGGGCGGCGGCGTGCACGTGTACTGGGTCATGGACCGCGCACTCACGCGCGACGAATGGGTGCCGCTCGCAGCATCGCTGGTTGAAGCCACACGGCAGCATGGGTTGCGCTGCGACACGCAATGCACGATTGACGCTGCGCGCGTGCTCCGCATCCCCGACACCATGAACTGGAAAACCGATGAGCCTCGACGAGTGCATATTATTGGTCGTCCTCTTGACTTCGATTACAGCGTTGATCGTATGCGGACGGCTCTGGCTCCGTTTGTGCCGTCGTCGCTTCCTTCGATTTCCAGCACTCTTATCGACCGAGAACTGTTCCCTACACGTGTTTTCAGTGAGGGACAGGACGCCGACGAACTCGGCGTTGGTCTTGATGACCTTCGCCCTGCTCCTGAACTCGGCGATATCCTTAATCAATGCGCGTTTCTTGCTACCGCCGTTGCGACTGGCGGTCGCGACTACAACCAGCCTCTTTGGAATTTAACCACGCTGATCGCCACGTTCACCAAGGGTGGACGCGACGACGCTCACAAGATGGCCTGCGGACATGCGGAATACACGACGCTCTCCACCGACGAGCTCTTCGACCGAAAGAGTAGAGAGAAAGCTGAACGTGGACTTGGCTGGCCCTCATGCGCAGCCATCTCTAGTGCGGGAGCGACAGCTTGTAATGGTTGCGCGTTCCGTGCTCACGGAAAATCACCTCTTAATTTCGAACAACGACCTGCTCCGGCAGCAGCGGGACAGGGCAATGCAGGAGGCAATGCGACTTTCAGCGGAACTGTCCAAGCTACGCCAACAGGCTTCGGAGGCGCCCTCGCAGTCACCACGCCGCAATCCAATGGACAACAGCTGCTTGCCGGCTCGCTTTCGGCGGCAGCAGCGCCGCCGCAAACCCAAGACCTCCCGCCCGGATACACCCGCGACGTAAACGGTGTGGTGCTTCGCTACATCACCGATCCGAACAATCCGGGCGCGAACACGACGCAGGCGATGTGCGACTACCCGATGATGGATGCATGGCTGCAGGACAGTCCGCGCGTGCTCCACTTCGACAGCATCGTCGACCGCAACAAGGTCACGCAGATCGACTTACCTCTCGAGGTAACCGCTACGGCCGAGATGCGTAAGGTGCTTCAGGCGCAAGGCTTGATGCTGCCGACCAAAGACACAGGCATAGGAGAGTTCTTCGTGGCGTGGGTCAACCAGCTCCAGAAGATAAAGGACAGTGTGCACAGCTCACCATTCGGGTGGCTCAACCGTGCAGGCAACATCGATGGTTTTGTTTTTGGTGATAAGCTTTGGACGCCTTCGGGTAGCGAACCCGCAGCAACTGCTAACGCTGTTCTCGCGCAAAGATATAGGCCCAAGGGTAGTGATGTTCATTGGCTGGATGCCGCTAAGCTTGTATGTGGCACGGGGCGCCCTGATCTTGAGGCTATCGTGGCATCGGCCTTCGCTGCTCCCCTCGTGCAGTTTACAGGACATAAGGGAGCACTCATGTCCGCTTTCTCCCGAGAGAGCGGGATCGGTAAGACCACCGCTGTTACTATTGCTCAAGCTGTGTGGGGCAATCCAGTTAAGGGTATTCAAGGATTGAACGACACCGAGAACGCGGTGATGGGCATCGTCGGCGAGATCAAGTCGCTGCCGCTGTACTGGGACGAGCTCAAGACTGATCAGGACACGAAGAAGTTCGTGAAGATGACGTTCCAGATCAGCAGCGGCAAGGGCAAGTCGCGCATGAACAGCAAGGCCGAACTCCGTGAGCCCGGCGACTGGCAGACGCTTGTTATCTCTGCATCGAACGAGAGCTTGATCGACCATGTGGTATCACAAACTAACACCACAGCAGCTGGCCTCATGCGTATCTTCGAATACAAAGTTGCACCGCCGTCTTCTGCGGGTCGTGTGTCGACGTCTGACGCAACAATTCGGCTTTCGAAGCTTAACAACAACTATGGTCACGTGGGTCTACGATACGCACAATTCCTTGGTGCCAACCATACGCAGATATCCGTCGATATGGCTGCTCTTGCGCAGCAGATTGAAAAAGAGACCAAAGCTGATCAAGAAGAGCGATTTTGGGTATCAGTTGTGGCTTGCATCTTGCTGGGCGCTCGCTATGCAAATCAGATCGGTTACGCAGTATTCGATGAAGCGGCTCTCAAGAGCTTTATGTACAACGCTCTCAACGAGATGCGGAACCACCGAAAAAATCAAACTGTGGACCTCGATCAGAGCATCAACGTTTCCGCGGTGCTGAACCGCTTCTTCAACGACATCAAGAAGAACGGCAGCTGGCTGGTGACGAACCGTATCCATGTCGGGCAGGGCAAACCTGCCAAACCGCCGAACCCGAACGCGATCATGATCATGCAGCCGTCCGACGTAAACCACTTGAAGGGCGTCGACGTGCAGGTTGGCGTGCAGAACCAGCTGCTCCGCATATCCAGTGCTGCTCTCGGTGCGTGGTGCAAGAAGAACGAGGTGAACAAGATCAACCTACTCGATGCTCTGGCCAAGAGTGTGAAGCTTACCAACGTGAAGAACGCACGTATGGGGGCAGGCACGTTGGCAGCTGGTGCCAACGAGCACATCATCGAGATCGACCTGACGAGCAGCACTGATCTGGACTTCGTGAGCGACATGCTATGAACATCGTCAACCTGATCCACATGCAACAGAAGGAGATAGCAGTGGCAAAAGCTAGAGTTCAACAGAAGCCGCAGGAAGTAGCGAACATCGTGATGTGGCGCGGCGGCAACCACACCGTCGTGCGGTACATCGACATGAAGACCGCCATCAAACAGTTCGATGCTCTCGTGAAGGCCGCGGATAGCGGCGTGGAGAAGTTCGTGCTCACCGGCGCTTCGAGCACGGCGGTCATCAGCCACCCGCGTCTGCTCGACAGCATCCACCTGCTCGACGTCGAAGCCGGCAACCAGCTCATGGCCGACACGCAGCGGCGCATGAACGCAATGATGCAGCTCCCGTAGTGGCTGCTCGTCGAAGAGAGGCGCCGCGGCAGAAGAACATCTCTGCGGTGCCGTGCCCCCACTGCCAGTACGTGTACTCGAGGATGATGCATGCCCGTCGGCAAGAGCGCGGTTTCCGCCGGCGACGTGTGTGCATGAAGTGCGGCAAGGGGTTCATTACCTACGAGGTAACCGCGACGGAGCTTAACCGGTGGGCGGTAGAAGGTGGCTCACCATTCGGAGGGAAACGTGGAAAAAAGCACTCGGAAATTAGGCGAGGGCGCCTCGGAATTTCCGGCGTTGAAGCTAGCCCCGACGACTGAAGAAATCCACAGCGCCATGCGCAAGGGCCGCTGGCTCGGCACGCCTTCTGTAAAGGGTGCACTCGAAGTGCTCTTCGAGATGAAGCACGTAGAGCAGTTCAACTTCGGCCAGCTGACGCTGGACACGTTGCGCGAGGTTCAGATCGAAGCAGTCGAGTTCATCGAATACGGGTGCTTCTGCCTGCCATACCCCGAGTGCGTATTCCGGTGCTCCGTGGCATTCGACGATCGTACAGTGGGCTTCCACATTTTCGCAGTCGACAAAAAGGACGAGGCTGGGGCGAACCGCATCGCTGCGGTCACCTCTATACAATCCGACAACGAAATTCTCACATTCAGATCGGACAACACCCTACGCATCAAAGAAGACCCGCACCATGTTAGCGGCAAGGGCATAGAGCTCGTAATCCCGAGATCGGAGCTCGATTTTTGGGAGCCGCATATTGGGCACGTGCAGCGCACGGGCTACGTCGAATACAGCAACGGCGCCATCATTACAGAGGGATCGCTGATCCTGCTCGGCCTGATCATGATCCTGAATACGCGCGGTGTCCGCAAGGAACGCTCAGAGCCGCCGGCGAAGCCGAACAAGGTTCGAGCAGCGAGAGGCGTCCCCCTGCTGCCTTACACCACTAGGGTGTACACCACCGTGTACAACCAAGCCGTCAAAAAGGACCCCGTCGGTACGCACGCCTCGCCGCGCCCGCATCGACGCCGCGCCCACGTACGGCATTACCCAGCCACGCAGTATCGGGCGGCCTATACCCGAAAGATTGAGGCCATGCTTGTGAACTGGGATGGAAGGCCGCTACCCGACCGGAACGAGTACGAGGTGCATCATGAGAAATGAACTGAGCAGGTTCGCCCACCCGCGCCACTATGGTATCCGGCACGGGAGCGCCGAAACCGACCAGCATGCCCTCGCTCTCACGCACGGCCTTGCGCTTCTTGGACCTGACTTCGCCTGTCATCTCTGCTGGAACTGCAAAGGACGAGGCAAGGGGGGCTACGACAGTCTGTTTTGCGAGACGTGTTCGGGTACCGGTCTGCTGCAAGGTCACCCCGAGCGACGGCTGATGCCCGCCTT